TACTCTCCGATTAACCTTTTTTCGTGGTGTGCGTTTTCGTGTGTTCGCCATGATTAAATTATGACTTGCTAATTATTGTAAATAGATCATCGACACGCTTTTCAAGTCGATTTAATTGATCCTTCATAGATGAACCTGAGTTTGGCTTTAACTCTGAAAGGTAAGATTTAATAACCCATCGTAGAGCCAACAATAAACTGGTTGCGATTGCGCATACGCCAACGCCAAAAGCAACGATTTCGTTCGGACTCATTTTTCACTAAGGCCATAATCTACTTCGCTCCCGGACTTTGGATCTAATGCCTTTGCTATTGGAGCAACAACTGCACCAAGCAAGGTTGCATAAGCTGGATGAATGTCAGCCACTATTGCTAAAGCAACTGTTATTCCACTAGCTGCCACAGCTCTTAAATATGACTTAATTGCTGCTTTGTGTTTTTTAGATAGTTTCATTAGTTACCTTTCAGTAGTGGGATGTCGAATTTATGACCAGGTTGATTTGGCTTAAAACTTATGTGAATGTGCTTATGGTGTGGATTTATGCCCCGATATTTAACCCAACGCCAAAGCGACTTTGCTGAACATATTTTACCAGCGTGGATTATGTAAGATATACGCTTATCTTTTTTTGCTGTGAGTCGAAGCTGATCTGCCAGATCATAACTAATCCCTTGTTGGTCAGATAAGCCAGCGTCAATGTCGATCGCGCAAACTTCTCCGTTAGATCTTGGGTTGTGATCGGATTTTCTAGATGCGTGCTTACTATCGCCGATCCATCCATCAGCTTTCCTGCTCCTACCCACAAACGCTCCATTTATCTGATCGCGTAAAGTATCAGCAGCTTTAGATAAAAATGGCTTCATTAGCCAAGTAGCAATTTTGCTTCATCAGCAGTAATGCCAAGTTTGTCAAGTAATGCTTGGCGTGCTGCTTCTTTTGCCTGTAATTCAGCAAATTGAACAGCAGACAATTCATTATCAACTTTTAACTGATCTTTTTCTGCTTTATTTAAATCACGCTCTACTGCTTCGCCTGTTTCACAATTTACAATTAATTTACTCATTATGATAACCCATACAATCTAATTGAAGTATCTGCTCTGTTTGAAATTGTACCTGCTGTACCAGAAATTTGAACTATATCAATTGAGCTTATAGCAGTTGTGCTATTATATTTTCCATTAATATTTGCAGTTATATTAAATCTAGAATAAGTGGTATCATAATTAGACCAGGAACCTGTAATAAATTTATCTTTTGTAGTTGAAGCATAATTGTCAATTAACAATGAACCTCTAGAATCACCATTTTCGGAACCTGTTGCACCAAATCCAAAAGAAGCCCCTGTAACATTGTTGTCATAAAGTGAAGTTCTTGATGCATTTTCACCAACAGCAGAATTAGTACCTAAAGCATATAAATAACCGATCATATAATTTGAACCACTATCATTATTAAATCTTACTGCCCATGCTTTATCATTTGCACTATGTGTAATTCCACACCAAATTAACAATAATTGTTTATAAGTTGAAGGAATTGATGATAATGAAATTGAAGCATTAGCATTAGCAACAGTTTCAGATATTAAAGTCATCCCACCAGCAGCAGCCCACTTTAAACCTGTTGCTGTTGATGAATCTGCTGTCAATACTGTATCATTTGCACCAACCGCTAATCTTGCAATTGTGTCAGCTGCTGTAGCTGCAATAATATCGCCTTTAGCATCAACAATAGTTTTAGCAATTGCTGCACCTGCGTTATTAAAAACAGTTGTATCGATTGCAGTTCCAAGTGTGCGAATTGCACTTGCACCATCTTTAACAAGATCGGTGTCTGCTGGTGTTGTCCAGCCATAATTGGTGGTAGTTGGCATTTTATCCTTTTCCTATCAGGCTACTATTGTAGCGTACTCCCAAGTCAATGTTGGGTCTATTGTGTTCCAAGCCTCTGTGGCTGGAGTTGTATTCCAACGCATCGCTACTTGGCTAAATGCGACTGGTGAAACATTGATTGTTAAAAACAACTCATTGAATCTAGTGCTCCAACGCCAGCCCTCGACATATCCTTGAAATGTGCCACCTGATATTTGGCTAGGCAAATTTCTAATATCAACAGGCATTCCCATAAATACGCCTAATAAGTCATCGCGATCAGCGTCATCAATTTCTGCGTTAGTGATTGGGAATGTTATTGATTGAAATGCTGGCTGTGGGTAAGCTCTTTGGTCAATATAACGATCAGCAATAGCTTGAGCATCAACAGCACCTTGAACCTTAGAATTGATGGTTTCGGCTTTGTAGCCATAAAGAGTAATTGATGTTGCATCGCTAGCTGTAACCTGTGAATTGTAGTTATTGCCATAATTTATGTATATGTCATTTCTAACATCTGATGAACGCATAACAGTTGATAAGCCAGCACCCAAAGCATGGCCAGCATCTAATTCAACATAACCATTAGTTAATAGATAATTTTGCCTGTGATCTGCATCGGCATAACCTATGTTCCCAGCATTATCCTCATAAATGTAACCAAATGCTGAGTTGGCAATATCTGAAACAACATTGTAAATTGTGTCAGTTGTATTTGATTGAGCAGTCATTGTGTAAAGGCCAGGTTGGTCGATATCGCCAAGTCCTAAATTAACTGCGTTTGCCCAAGTTTCAGTTGCGTCATAAGTCGCCCATGTTGAAGCTGACGGCACATCATTCCAAGTTCCTAATAAAACAGTTGATAAAATGCCATAAATCTGATCGCCATCCTCATCTTGAGAAATGTTGTCATTCCAAATTTCTTTGGCTATTTTTGCAAGTGATCCCATAGCAATAACTGTGTATGCGATAACTGTGCCAGCTGCACCGCTTTGAGCCACTTCAACAGTTACATCAGTAATATCTCCACCAAATAAACTAACATAAGTATTTGAACTATCTTTGACTTGTAAATCTAAACTGTCATTTATGTCAAAAGGTAATGTTTGACCATTTAATGCAACTAAGGTTATTTGAATATAAGATGGGCTTGGCTGAGTATAAATATCATCGCGACCAGCCTGATGTTGAATATCGCTTATTGCTATGTCAGTATAATCGACCCCACCGACAGTTAATTTCCAATCTGGAGCCCATGCTGTCAATTTAGTCTAATTCCATTTCCACTAAATACTGGCACGCTTCGAGCTGCGCTTTGATTAACTACTTTTCCAACAGCTCTTGCTGCACCTTCACCATCAATAGCATTAACATAAACATTAGTTACTGATGGGTTTCCTGCGCCATAAGTAAAGTTTGAACCACCACTTGGAACGCCAGGAACTCTTGCTGATGGTGCTGGATTAGGTAATGATCCAATATTAACACCTGGAATTATATTAACCACTCTAATAAGTTCATTTGCTAGCGATACAACTAAGCCAATTGCTTCTCTGATAAATGTGATGAACCCTTGAATAATTCCTGCAACTGTGCTTATTGCTTTTCCAAATGACTCAGCATTCTTTTGAGTAGAAGTTAATGACTTGCTTAATCCAGCATCTCCAGTTAATCCTGCAATAAATGCGTTTAGTGTTGGAATGCCTGTGGTGTTTAAGAATGTAATAAATTGCTCAACTGCTGGCAATAAGGCTAAGCCTAAACTTTCCTTTGCTTCATCAAAACCTACTTTTAAGCGATCAATCTTGCCTTGAAATGTTTCAGCATTTGTAGCTGCTGCGCCACCATACAAATCAGATAGTTTTTGCTGGATCTCTGTAAAACTTAATGTGGCTAACTCTGTCTTTGATAAGCCAAGTCCTAATCTGCCAAGTGATGCAGTATTACCATCCTGAGCACGACCTAAAGCATTGGCTACTTGTTCAAGATCTAATCCACGACCTTTTGAGATATCTAAAGCAAGTGCTAATAATCTTTGAGCCTCGCCTGTATCTTTTGTAGATACTGCCAATCTTTGCATGGCTGGACGCAATTGATCGTCCGCTACGCCTGTTGCTAAAGATGTCTGAAGGATAAAGTCCTCAGTTGCCCTTATTTGGCCTTCTGTAGCCCCTGTGGCGGTTCTTAATGCAGCAGCTAACCTTAACTGTGCCTGCTCATCCTCTATTGCAGCCTTGACCCCATCAATGGCTAATTTAGTACCATACGCAACGGCGGCAGCAGCAGCTACGGCAAATGCAGCAGCAGCCTTCTTTCCAAACTCTGAAATCTTGCTTGAGTTAGTTTCAACGGCTTTATCAGCATCGCCTAATTTCTTTTTTAGATCATCAACATCAGCAAGGATTGATAATTTTAATGTGCGATTACCGGTTGCCATTAGACCCATTCCTTAATAATTCGATTAAAACTTTCTTCCCATTTGTTAATCAATTCAGGCTGAATTCTGCGAAGGGTTGGATAAATGAACCATCCGCGAGATCCACGACCTTGTCGTCCAGAATATGCAGGGAACTGTTTGAATTTATTTGAACCAAACTCAATGCCACCCCATAGGGTTTGTGTAGTAGCACCACCTGAAAATTTTTGGCGTGCGAATCCATAACTGAATTCACCGATCTTGCTTGATTTAGAGATGCTAACGCCATCCGCGACTCTTTGCGCAACTTTGCCAGCCTTTGTTCTAGTTCTAGCTGACGCCTTAATCTCCTCAGATGCAAAATACGCCAAAGCAGCAGATTGACGGCGTGCTTCCTCTGTTGCCTGGTCATCCATAAGTTTGAAAGCCTTGTAAATATCGCGCAGGTCTTTTTTATTGTAGGCGATTGTTTCACTTGCCATACCTCTGCTCCAATACTTCTATAGCTGTCAAAATGTCGTCTGCATCAACCCATTCACTCATTGGAATTTGTGTGGCTATTGCCAACTCAACCAATAATCTGTTTAGGCTTCCTGCTGGATGGCTTTTGGGTCTGCATCACCGACTATTACATCAGCAACTGTTTCCATCCATACTTCAAAACTTTTAACTGGTTTTCCTGCTGCTTCTCGCTTATGTGCGTTATATGCTAAAAACATCAGATCCCACATTCCAAGTTTATCTTTGGCTTGGCTTATAGTGTGGCCAGTTGATTTCTCCCATTTAGCCCACTCAGGCGGTTGGGCAATATAAGTTGCTTGCTCGCCTGAGTTATATTCAATTGTAATTGGTAACTTCATTTTTTTGCTCCCGTTTTATTTCTTAACTAAATGACTCTGCTGGCACGCCAATTACTTGGAATGATAATGCAACAGTTTGTGCATCTGGTGCTGTACCACCGGCTGAAGGCCATGATGGTAATACCTGGAAAGTAAATGTTGCACCTGAAGCTGCTGTCATTACTGTGTTAATTCCTGTGTTTGGTGCTGATTCAGCAACGCCCCATAGAATCTCGCATAGAGATCCAGTTGCGCCCCAGTCGGCTAGCATTTCAATATCAAATGTGAAGTTATTGTCGATAACTTTGTAAACTTTGCCATCAAGTGTTTCATAAGTCTGACGATCCATTTCGCCAGTTAATGTTGCGCTTGTAGCCTGTGCGTCGAATGTGTTACCACCAATTGTGAAGGTAACATCCCGACCTGTGATGACGGTGGTAGCCATTTCGCTCCTTAGTTAGTCTGTGTGTAGTAGGTTGAAACTCTTATATCAGCGATCAACATTGTTGATGCACCAATAGTAGTAACAGTAGGTCTTTCGACCTGTCCAACGATATATCCATTAGGAATTACCGCTAGAATGCTCATAACAAGTTGCTCGATATTGTCAAGCGATGCTGGATTGCTATTGTAAGCAACTACAGCTGTGATCGTAAAGTTAATTTTAGTTTTAATAACCGCTTTATTGATTAAATCAAATTCCAGGTATGGGCTATCAGGAACAACCACAACTGCTGGTGGAATAACTGTTTCAGGAACAAATGAATAAACATTTCCCGCAACAGTTGATAAAGCGGTTGCTAAAGGTTGTCTGACTGCACTTAAAATTGTTGATGCTGGCATTATTGGGCAATTCCCTCAGTATCTACATAAGGCCCTAATATGCCAATTACTCTTGAATATAAACTTCTACCAATACGATATGGAGTACTTGTAAAATCTACTCCTTCGATTTGTCCGCCCGCTGCGATTCTTGATTGAAAGACTTCGACTGATACTGCAAAGACAGCTGATCGAACAGATTGGTTTCCAACATAAGTTGATGCTGATGATAAAGTCGCGCTTCCACTTGGAATAACATTTGCTTCTGCGACATCGGCATTAGTGATTGCAGCTTGGAAGGTATATGCTCCAAGATCTGAGTCAAGTACTGTTCTTGTTCCATTGTATGGGCTTCCGCATCCTGCGATAACGACTGATTGTCCGGCTGTGAATTCATGAACACCAAGTGTAGTGAAAGTAGCGACATT